CAACCGGGCACGCGTTGCATAGTGCTTCCTCCTCGGTGAACGCGGCCCGCCTTGCCCTTGTAGATTTGCTGTCGGACAGGGTTTGCCCATGCGTCCCAGCATGACTACCCAAGGGGCCTGGGACGGTAGGGAGGCGGGCCATGTCGCCGTGTGCGTCCGTCACGTGCAAAGCGTCCGACACCCCAACTTTCAGCGGCGCAACCCAGCGAGCCGGTGGCCGCCGTCGGCGCTGCGGCCACGACGGTTGATCATGGCCTCGCGGAACAGCCGCAGGATCATTTGGCTGTCGTCCTCACCCGCGCGGCGCCCCTCGTTTAGACGCGCCACGGTGGCGTCGCCGAAATCCACGACAAAGCGGCCGTCGGGCAATGTCTCAAACGCACCGGTATCGACCGGGGCTTCGTTGTAGGCAATGATCACGTCCAGTGCGGCTCTGGTCAGTGTTAGTCGGCCCATGGTTGTTTCCTCCCGAAACTAGCGGGATAACGAGGCGCGGCGGTGGCCGCCGTCGGTCGTGCGCCGTCTGGCAACTACCGTTTCAAACGCGCGCAGCGCCAGTTGGCTGTCGTCCTCCCCTGGAAGCCGCGCGGCGTTCAGGTTTGCCAGGATGTCGTCGGGCATCGGCACATACAGCATGCCGTCCGCTCGACGTTCCATTGCCGCGTCCTCGCGTATCTTTTGATTGGTCAACGCGCAGATGGCAGCCAGCGCGGCCTCGGTGATGATCATGTGGCCCATTTGGTTTCCTCCCGAAACAGATGCGGGGGCTGTCGCCCCCGCTTTGGTTCAGTGGAACAAGTAAACGTCGATAACGGCCAGCGCGCAAAATGCCATCACGACGAAGCCCATGACATGGGCGAACTGATACAGGCGGGTTTTGGTCGGGGTAATCATCGTCAGGATTTCCTTTGGTTGGTGGAAGGGTAGGCGCGGGGGCTGTCGCCCCCGCTGTGGTGTCAGCCCCAGGCCAAGCCAAACTTGCCTGCGCAAATTGGCCCATATCCTGCCGTCTTGGAACGGGGGTCGGTCAGGGTGATGTTGCAAAAGCAGCAACGGTGCGTCTCGTGGCCGTGGGCGGCCGCGATGGCCAGAGGCTCGGCCGCGAAGCGCGTCAGCAGGGCGGTCACCGAGGTGGCGGTCTCAGTGTCGATCGTGCGGGAAACCTGCCAGTCGCCCGAGGGCGCCACCCGGCCGTAAAATACGTTGCTGCCGAACGGGCGGCCGTCGGTCACGGTGACCGTGCCGGGCTGCGCTGACTGGGCGCCCGCCACCTTCAGCACCACCGCGCGGCCGTCGGCCAGCGCCAGGGTGATCTTGGGGAACTTCTTCGTCTGGGCGGCCGTGGCGAACATCGCGATCACCGCGCCGAAGTCACCGACGTTGGCGGTTGCGGCTTGCGCCTGCGGGGCACCCAGCTTGCGCACCCAGTGCCACTGATTCTGCGATAGGGCGGCATTACCGCAGTCCGCGCGCGCCACAGCCTGCGAAAGCAGCGACTGGGCGAAGCCCTGCTGCTTGGCGGGCAGGGTGGGGATGGCGGCGGCGAGGGCGTCGAGGGCGTCGCGGTAGGTCATGTCGAGGTCTCCGGTTGGTTCGTTGTGTGCAGGACGGTTTGTATCCATTTTGGGTAACCTACGCAAGCGAAAAACGCCACCGCGCACAAATTATTCTTGGGGAAATTCCGCGATGCCAGATTGGCCAGCCGACACGGTTGAGCGGCGCGACACCGAAACGCTGCTTGCCTACAGCAAGAATGCGCGGTCGCATTCGTCAGCGCAGATCAAACAGATTGCCCGCTCGATCGAGCAGTGGGGCTGGACCATGCCGGTCTTGGTCGATGAGTCTGGGATGCTGATCGCGGGCCACGCCCGCGTCGAGGCGGCGCGCAAGCTGCGGCTGCCCCAGGTGCCGGTCATGGTGGCGCGCAACTGGACCGACGAACAGAAGCGGGCATACGTGATCGCCGACAACAAGCTGGCGCTGAATTCGTCGTGGAACGACGACACGCTGAAAATGGAACTGGGCGGCCTGCAAATGGCGGGCTGGGACCTGACGCTCACCGGCTTCGACATGGACGAGGTTGACGATATCCTGGGACTAGGCCCGTCGCAGGGCACAGGCGACGCGGAGGCGGTGCCCGAGGTGCCCCCGGTGCCGATATCCCAGGTGGGCGATGTCTGGCTGTGCGGCCGCCACAGGGTGATGTGCGGCGATGCCACTTCGCCCGCCGATATCACCAAGCTGACCCGGGGCGAAGCGATCGACGTGCTGTTGACCGATCCGCCGTATTGCTCGGGCGGCTTTCAGGAAGCGGGCCGCGCCTCGGGCAGCGTGGGGACGCGCGGCGACGAAATGGTGGCCAACGATACGCTGTCGACGCGCGGCTACATGGCGCTGATGAAAGCCGTGGTCTCGGGGTTCGGCACGGGCGTCGTCTACATTTTCACCGACTGGCGGATGTGGATCAACCTGTTCGACGTGGTCGAATCCTCGGGCTACGGCGTGCGCAATATGATCGTGTGGGACAAGGGCACGCCGGGTATGGGCGTCGGCTGGCGGATGCAGCACGAACTGATCATGTGCGGCCTGCGCGTGCGTTCGCCGTTCTCGCCGCAGAAAGCCCAGGGCAACGTGATCCAGGCCAAGCGCACCGGCAACCTGTTGCACGCGGTGCAGAAACCGGTCGATCTGCTGACCACCATCATCGATGTGACCGATCTGGCGCGCACCGTGGCCGATCCGTTTGCCGGATCGGGCGGCACGCTGATCGCCGCCGAGCAGACCGGGCGGGTGGCCTACTGCATGGAAATCACCCCGGGCTATACTGACGTTTGCGTGCAGCGCTGGGAGCAATTCACCGGCCAGACCGCAACCCGGGAGGTGGCGAATGGAGGACAACCAGCCTGACGACGTGGTCGTGGAACTCAATCCCGGCCAGCGGATCAGCCGTGGGCAGCCACGCGCGGAGCGTGATGAGAATGGGCGTATCCCCGCCTTTGTGCCAACCAACGAGCAGCGCCATACCGTGATGGTGCTGGCCGCCAATAACGACACCCAGGCGGTGATCGCACAGGCGCTGAATATCCACCACACGACGCTGACCAAGTATTTCCGAAAGGAAATCAAAACCGGCCGCGCCCAGATTGTCGCCCGCGTCGGCTACGCGGTGGTGAAGGAAGCGCTGGCGGGCAACATGGCGGCGGCGCGGTTCTGGTTGCAGACGCATGGCGGACCGTCGTGGCAGTTGCCGAAGGAAGCCCCAGGGGCGGACCCGGAAACCTCGCGCGACGACGAGGTGGTGCACTTCTACATGCCGCCCAACGGCCGCGACCAGCCCGAGGCGGACGACGCGCCACCGACCATCGATGGCGATGCCACCGAGGCGCCACCCGCCGCGACGGGCACCGATCCATGAGCGATGAAGATAACAAGTTCCTGCCGATCCCGAGCGGCGAAACCGTCACCAGCACGTTCAGGCTACAGGACTCGCCGTGGTATCCGTTCACCATCACGCTCGGCGAGCCGCCCTGCGCCATCACGCTGTTCGCTGACGGCAAGTGGGAAGGCAGCGCCGAGGCGCTACGCGCGTCGCTGGTAGCCAGTAAGTCGTGGGGCGGCGACAGCACCGCGAAGATTCTGCTGTGGCTGTTGCTGCGCCAGATGGAAGCCGACCAGAGGTTCTGGTGATGCACCGAAACACGTTTGAGTATCTCAAACCGACCGATTTGCAGTTGGCGGACATGGCCGATCTGCGACAGGCATTCGCTACGTTCGCAAGCTTCGTTGAGATGCATGTGCCGCCCGGTCTCGATCGGGATCATGTGATGCGGCACCTGCGCACCGCTGCGATGTGGGCGAACGTCGCCATCACACGACTGGACGACGGCACACCGCGCGTATGAGTGCCACGCTTGAGCGTATGACGATTGCCCCGCAAGAGGGGCCGCAACGCATGTTCCTCGAAAGCGACGCCGACATAGCGATCTTCGGCGGCAGCGCGGGTTCGGGCAAAAGCTGGGCGCTGCTGTTGGAAGCGATGCGGTATCCCAGTCAGATTAAGAGTTTTGACTCGGTCATGTTCCGTCGCAATACCACCGATCTGCGCAAGCCGGGCGGGCTGTGGTCGGAAAGCGAAAAGCTGTTCTTTCATGCCCGAGGCGTCCCGGTGTCGCATCGCATGGAGTGGCGCTGGCCCGGCAAAGGCATGGTCAAGCTGTCGCACCTTGAATACGACAACACCGTGCTGGACTGGCATGGCAGCCAGATCGGCTGTTTGTGCTTTGACGAACTGACCACGTTCACCAAGCAGCAATTCTTCTACCTGATGTCACGCAACCGTTCGCCGACCAGAATCCGCCCGTATATACGGGCGTCCTGCAACGCCGACGCCGGTAGCTGGGTGGCGCAACTGATCGAATGGTGGATCGATCCCGCCACTGGCTACCCGATACCGGAACGCTCGGGCGTGGTGCGCTATTTCGTGCGCGGGCACGACGATGCCCTGCAATGGTATGACAGCAAGGCCGCCGCGCTGCGCGACCACCCGAAGCTGACCAAGGCGATGGTCAAGTCGCTGACGTTTATTTCCGCCAAGCTGGCGGACAACCCGGCGCTGGAACGCAACGACCCCGGCTATCGCGGCAATCTGATGATGCTGCCCCAGGTGGAACGCGAACGCCTGCTCAACGGCAACTGGCACATCCGCCCGTCGGCGGGCCTCTATTTCAACCGGCGCTGGATTCAAGTCGTGGATATTTGCCCGATGATCACCGAGGTCGGGCGCGGCTGGGATTTGGCGGCGACGGTGGAGACCACCGAGAACGACCCCGACTGGACCTGTTCGACCAAGATCGGCCGCACCATCGACGGGCGCTATGTGGTGCTGGACCACACGTGGTTCCGGGGCAGCCCCGCCGAGGTGGAACGCGCGGTCGCCAACATGACGTCGCAGGACGGCGTCGGCTGCAAGGTGGGCATCCCGCAGGACCCAGGCCAAGCGGGCAAGGCACAGATTGCCGCCTTCGTGCGGATGCTGGCGGGCTACGCAATCGAGTGGTCACCCGAGACCGGCGACAAGATCACCCGCTTCGCGCCGTTCTCGGCGCAAGCCGAGGCGGGCAACGTGTTGGTGCAGCGCGGCGCGTGGAATGAAAGGTGGCTGCAAATGCTGGAAGGCTTTCCGGAATTGCCGCACGACGATGACGTGGACAGCACCTCGCGCGCGTTCAACCTCGTGGCCGAGGGCGATATCTCGGTCTGGTCGCGGATGGCCTACTGATGTCCGATCATATCAACGGCGGCGATCCGGCCGCCAAGCCGCGCGTGCGCGTGCAGGCGGGGTCGTCCAATGACCATTTGGGCAATCTGACCACCGACAACATTTCTAATTTCGTCGCTCGCATCGGCCTCGGCCAGCAAAACCAACTCAGCCACTCGACCCACACGTTCAACCCGATCACCCGGCTGAACCTGCTGATGGAGTGGGCCTATCGGGGGTCGTGGATTATCGGCGCCGCCGTTGATGTTGTTGCGGATGATATGACCCGCGCGGGCATCACGTTGAATAGCGACATGGACCCGGACGACGTTGAGCAGTTGCACAAGGTGATCAACGACCTGTGCCTGTGGCAATCGCTCAATGAGACGGTGAAGTGGTCGCGCCTCTATGGCGGCTGCCTGATGGTCATGCTGATCGACGGGCAGGACATGGCGACGCCGCTGGTAAAAGAATCGATCGAAAAGGACCAACTCAAAGGCTTCCTGACGCTCGACCGGTGGATGATCCAGCCCAGCTACAACGTGCTGGTGCAGGATTTCGGCCCCGACTACGGCCTGCCGGTGTTCTATCAAGTGGTCGCCAACGC